TATAGGATAAGATTATGAGTGATTCAAAAGGTAACAACAGCAGCGGCGGTATCGGTTTCACCGGTCTGCTAACAATTTTGTTCGTTGGGCTAAAGCTTACAGATTATATCGATTGGTCTTGGTGGTGGGTATTATCTCCAATATGGATTAGCGCCGGACTTGTTTTAACTATCCTATCAATTGCGCTGGTCATGGCACTAAAGGAGTAACTGGTCGGAGCAGTCAATTAGCTAAACTGTGTAACAATACATGCAGTTTAGCTAATTGGGGTTTTTATGACGGATATATCGAAGCAGATTAAGAAAGACTTATTCAGCGCTAATCGGCGAATTGAGCGGTTGGAGAGTTTCATTAAATCAATTCAGCTTGATAGTGTTGCAGATGATATTAAGCGTGAGAAGTTACTCAAGGAGAAATGGTAATGAGTCAATCAATTAAGAATAAGCTCCAGGTTGTATGCCTGTTTATGGTTTGCGTTTTGATTACGTGCGCGGAGAGTTTCTGATGAATATTCCAGCTGGCGCGACTCATGTCAAACAATGGAACGGCTCCGAGTGGATGCCAACTCATTTAAAGGTAGACGGGACTGGTTATTACTTTTACAGCAAGCTTAATGGGTGGTGTAAGGACTGCGCTATAGCTGGCCATATCCTTGACTTGTATTATGATGAAATAGCCAGAGAGATTGATACAGAGACAGCGGAAGAGGCTGCTTGCTTTGATGCTGAATCTGCGAATAAAACAATTATAAATTTGAGTTAGTAACCAACACGCTATAAACTAACCACGCAATCACTCTTCGCCCGTCTCCTTACGGGCTTTTTTTTGGGTAAAATAAAGTAACTGGTCGGAGCAGTGAATCATGGTTTATGGGTTATATTAAGTTATCGAAACGAAACGGAGAGTGTGATGGGTACTAGAAGTTTAACAAAGGTTTATAACCAGTTCAGCGGCGAGATAATAACGACTATGTACGTCAACTTTGACGGATACCTTTCTGGTGTTGGTAAGTCTCTAAAAGACTGCCTTCACGGGGTTAATGTTGTTAATGGGTACAGCAACGACACGCCAAAGCCTTTCGTCAATAGGATGGGGCAGCTTGTGTCCTACATAGTTAAAAACTCAGGGCTTAAGATTGAGTTTATGGATAACAAGGAGCAAGATTATATTGATTACACTTATCACCTTAGATTCCTAGGCGGAAAGGTTGAGATTGAGGTGTTTGAGTTTGACGAGGTTATATATAAAGGGCTTGTTGATGACTTCGACCCAGTTAAGCTAGAAAGTGAAATGTCAGAGGACTAGTTGTTTTGTAAGTTGTAGAGCGGTATAATTGAGCTGTGTTAAGACGCATCACAAACGCGTAGAACCTTCCAAGCCATAGAGATATGGCTATCTAATTCAAGATACCTCGGAAGGATTCAAATGAAAGAATGTTATGTTTATTTTATCAAAGCCCACACAGGCGGTAGTAATTATCCTGTTGAAATTGGCGTAGCTTACAATCCCTCGAAACGAATTGATGAGCTTAAAACAGGTAGTCCGTTTAAGCTTTCGGTTATATCTTGCGTAAGCATGCCAAGTAGGAAGGCGGCTTATGACTTAGAATCTTTCTTACATCGCGAATTTGATAAAAGAAGAATGGAAGGCGAGTGGTTTAGATCTAAAGGGATAAACCTAGCGGTTGCATTCAGCAGATATAACGGAGAGTGTGATGGATAGGTTTGATAGTTATCATGAGCAGGTTGAACAAGAGCTAGAGAATGGCGATATTTCACCAAAAGAAGCGTATGAATACCATAAGGAAATTGAGGAGGAAGAACGCGAGCATTATGGATAGTTGTTTTGTAAGTTGTAGAGCGGTATAATTGAAGAGTAGTGAAGCGGTGTGAGAGTCGCTGATAGGTAAAAGTAGCAAGGGTTTGTAAGTTCTGGTCTTAGTGTTCGTGAGGAAACTCTCACTTATGCTTTTACCACTCCCGAGTTACTAGGGTCAGATCTTATAAGCCCTTTTTGTGTCTAGCGTAAGTGAAATTCTTACCCTAAAATGTGATTAAAGCGGCGCTAGTGGAAACCTAGCCTAGACACAGCCCCTTTCAATGCTCAGCAGAGATATATCCCATTGGCGCAACTGGATAGCGCAAGAGGTTTCTACCCTCTAGGTTGCAGGTTCGAATCCTGCATGGGATACAAATCCTTAGCTCAATCAGCTATCCGCACAAACGAACAATTTAACTGACTGCTGTAATACGACTTTTCAAGACGAGATAAACGGGTTTTAGTGCATGGTATATGGTTTCGCTGAACCAACAAGGATTGTGAATAGGCGCCCGATTACTGAGATTACAGATAAACAGTTTAAGATCCTTACTGCTGGTATCCATCCATGCACACAGGTCTTGTTGATACTATGGTTTAAATTAACTGAATGGTAAGAAGGAATAAATAATGAAAGTAACAATAGAAGTATCTAAGCGCGAACTTGAGGAGATGAAGGTTAGCGAAAAAGATTTAAAGTGGCTGGCTATTGGTTTGCTTGATTGTGATTCTAGCAGAACTGAGATGGCTCCGTTTAACGTGTATGTAGACGTTATTGAGTCAGATAACTTATAGGCTAAGACTTAAATTAACTGAATAGATAAATAACAAAGAGGGTTTGATTGTGATTAAGCTGATGAAAGGTGATTGCCTAGAGAGAATGAAAGAAATAGAAAGCGGTAGTGTTGATATGATATTAACCGATCCTCCTTACGGTACGACAGCGTGTAAATGGGATTCAATTATCCCACTAGAACCAATGTGGGAGCAGTTAAAGCGTATTATAAAGCCTAATGGTGCTATTGTGATGACAGCGAGCCAGCCTTTTACAACTATACTAATAGGCTCTAATATGAAAGGTTTTAGATACTCATGGGTGTGGGAGAAAGAGCAAGGGGTTAATTTTCAGCATGCAAAAAGACAACCTTTAAAAGTGCATGAGGATGTTTGCGTTTTCGGAGTTAAATCACCTTTATACAATCCGCAAGGGTTAATACCTTGTGATATAAAAAAATCTAATAAATTCAAAGGTGGAAATCTAGGCCATTGCGGTAGCGAGAAAAAAAGGAGTGAATACAAGCAAACTGTTAAAAACTACCCTAAAAGCATTCAAAGGTTTAATCGGGAGAGAGGCTTGCACCCAACCCAAAAACCAGTAGCCCTAATGGAGTACCTAATTAAAACCTACACCAACGAAAATGAAACGGTTTTAGATTTTACAATGGGAAGCGGCACCACTGGCGTAGCAGCTAAAAACCTAAATCGCGACTTCATAGGTATTGAGTTGGATCAAGGTTATTTCGATATTGCGGAGAAGCGCATTAATGAGACGTGAAAACATAGTCACAGTATCAATTGTAGCCGCTGGGTTTATATCACTAGCCTACCTAGTGGAGTATCACCCACCAAAGATTACAGAGCCACCACTAAAGGCGCTGAACTGTGATTATGTGGATTATCAAGGTAGAAATGTTTGCAAGTTGGTTAACGTTAGTGAAGGTTGATTGTCTACAGCTAAAAAGGGAGGGTTATAATGGACATGTTTAACACTGGAAAAGTTAAAAAGCTTGAAGCAGATATGAAAATATATCGAGATAGAGTTAAGCAGCTTGAGGCTGAGGTGTCAGAGCTTGAAGGGTTTAGGCTGAAATACAAGATAGCTCAGATGTTGGTTGATGATGATCCGGCTATTGAAGAGCTGCTAACCGCAAGCAAGGAAAAAGAACCTATCGATTATATGAAGGCTCATAACGAAGCCATGAGGGGTGAGGCTGCATCTCGACGGAGTTATTATAGTGCGCGCTTAGGATTGCTAGGCGGGTCGATGAGTGGATTGGGTGGGTTAGGAGGTGGATTGATGTGATTATAGAGTAATTAGTTTAAAATGGATTTACATTGCGTTGACGGAGTAACAAGAGGATGGATTGGTTAGTTATGGTTATTGGTGTTACAATTGTGTTGGGGGCAATCTCTGTAAGCTACATATCAGGGATGAGGTCAGGGAAGGCTAAGGTCAGAACGGAATATAAAGACCACATATCATTGCGGGGATTGTCCCCCACCGCTAAAGATAAGTTAAAAGGTTATGTTCAAATAGTTCATATCTGGGATGCAAAAAGATCTCCAGATAGAGATAAATACAAACCCGTTCACTACGACTAAAGGAAGTAAAAATGCCACCACGTATCCCAAAGCCTGGCGAGATGAAAAAAACCAGCAAGAAAAAGCCAGCTAAAAAAACAGATAAGAAAAGTGGATATTCTAAGTAGCCCTTGGGTATCAATACTAACGCTAACAATTGGGTTCGCGTTAGTCTCATTTGCAAAGGATAAAACACTTCGCCTTGTTGGGTTATGGTTCTTTGCTGAATTCATGTGTGACGCAGCAACCACTAGGTTAAGTGAATACGCATTTGCTAATGAAATGGTCGCATACTTCTACCTCTACGCTATAACCTCCCTGATGTTTTCTGTATGGGTTTTATTTCACTATAAAGAATATTCAAAAAGCATTACCTCTCTATTCGTTACTATATCCATTCTAAGCGTGGCATTCGCAGCCTATCGACACTCTCTACAGTCTAGTGTGACTGATTGGGGCGCCGAGTTTCACTTAGAGTTTGGGGCTTATGCGGATACTACTTACTTCTTATCAATAGTAGCATTGGAAGCTCTTATGATCCTCTTAGGGGTTTACAGTGCGCTGGCTACTAATACTACTAATACCGATAACAGCATACGCGGCGAACGGCGATGAAACAGTTTCAGGTGTTGGGTTTCTAATACTATCAGCCGCTACATTAATTTACAGATATAAGCGATATAGAGATACTAAAATGAAAGACAGCATACAGGCAGCAATAGATACTAAACCGGCAATAGCTGCAGCAATAGGCGGAGGGGCTATTACATTTACAGCCACTAACATTATTAGCCTGATTGGTATGTGCGTCGGTGTCGCTGGTTTGGTTGTAGCATTCTTACAGTGGAGTGAGAACAAGCGCCGTAACGATATGCTAGAAGAAGAGCTTCAAATGAAAAAGGAGGCGCATAATGCCACTCAAGCCAGGGAAAAGCAAAAAGGTAATATCGGACAATATCAAAACGGAAATAAAGGCGGGGAAGAAAAAGAACCAAGCTGTGGCAATTGCAATGAGTAAGGCCAAGAAGAAAAAGAAGAAGTAACTGGTCGGAGCAGTAAAAACACTAAAGCCTGATAACATAAGTTATTGGGTTTTTTCGTTTAAGGAGATAAGCATAATGAGCATGAACGAATATCAGCTAAAAGCTAAGCACGATAAGTATCTATTTGACAAGCTTACTGAAGGCTGTATGGAATCTTTCAAGCTATTACAAGTAGATGATAAGGTGTACGTTGACTTATATACTTACACTGGTGATTACGCGTCTTATGATGTAACAGTGTTTTACCTTAAAGAAGGTAAGGTTACTTCAAAATATGGATCTTGGAGCTACACATTTAAAGAGTGGTATGAGGATGGCATGGAGGGTGAGAGAGGTATACAGGGAGCAATGAACTACGGGTCGTATCAGGCTTCAGAAGAAAAAGATCACATATACCTTGCTGAGCCAGAAGAATTCGACAAGGATTCAATATGCGAAAATCACGAGGTAAGCAGTGAAGACTTTGATTTATTTCAATCATATTTTGGAGAAAAGGAAGGCTGGTCATTTAGAGATCACGATTGTACAAATGATCTATTCCAGCAGGTAATTGACATCGTAACTTAATGCTCTGTCATGATTTAACGCATTTAGCAGTAATTAAGAATAAAAAAGGAATAGATATGAGTGATGTAAAGATGAGTGCGGAAAATATTGAGTATTTGCTAATTACTCTTGCTGGGTTTGAACCTGAAGATATTGAGTGTGATGATTTTGAGGTAGCGGTTAACGATGACCAGTTTGCACAAATGAGCATTATTAGAACAGCGGAGCTGGCCAAAGAGCTAATCGCCAAGCTGCAAGCGGATAATGAATTGTTGCGTGAGCTTCTTTCGGAGGTGATGCATGACGAGTGCGGGGCAGAGCAGCATTTAGGCGAGACTACTTGCGATATGATTAAACTAGCACTAGCAGCCACGGCTAAGGGGTGAGCGTGAACATAAAAGATAAAATAAAAGAGTGGCATCGCGTATATAAAGAAGAATGGTGCTGGGAAGATAGCGATAAGCTTGAAGCCGATAGAGATTTAGAACTGGTGCTACTTGCTATCGATAAGTTGAATGATCTAGGCGAGGAGTAATGAATGAAATGGGTATTAATAATTGCATTAGGTATAAGCTCTGGTGGCGGAATGGTATCAATCGATGGGTTTGGCTCAAAGGTTGAATGTGAAAAGGCTGCGGAAGAGGTTAAGGGTGAGTTGGCTAATAGCTGGCGTAAGTTTGATTTTAAATGTATTGAGGTGAAGTGATGGGATGGAACAAAGGTAAGAAATGGACAATTCACTATGGTCGTTACACATACGAATACGAAACCGCCAAGGAGCTTGGAAAAATGGTTAGAGAGTCTGGATCTAGAATGCCAAACCCTTACAGCCCTGACTGCACTGATTACGATGACTACATCGAAGCGGTTCACGGCTAATGAGCTGGCGATATACAATATGCTAACCCTCTTAACTGAGGGTTTTTTATTGGGTGGATGGTTTGTGATATAATCATAAACATTAAAACAAAAGACAGGAAAATGACAGAAATGGCTTTTGATTCAGAAAACCAACCCGAGGAAAGGAAGCCCAGAGGGAAAGGAAAGAAATCACTAATGCTTGATGCTATTAGAGCGCAATGTAAAGGTGGTGAGGAAGATTTTTTAAAGGCGGTTGTTAAGTATGCCCTTGGTGATCCTATCGAGGAGATACAACCAAACCCAGTATTAATGAATATGGTTCTACAAAGAATTGAGCCACCAATGAAATCAACAATGCCTCTTATTGAATTTGAATTCGACAAAGACGCTAAACCACACGTTCAAGCCTCGCAAGTAATGAAAGCCGCATCTGATGGCTTAATCCCTCCTGACATCGCCAATATGTTTGTAAGCTCTATTGCTTCAATGATGAAGATTGAAGAGGTTACAGAGCTAACCAAGAGGCTTGAGAAGTTAGAACAAATGATTGAATAGTTTTAAGTGCGGCTAGAAGGCATTCGAAAGCGGGTTGTCACCCTGTTGCCGCTACTTATTTTGTGACTACCAATGACAAGGTGACATATGAGAGAGTTAAAAGAATGCATTGTATACAACCCAGATAGCGGAAAGCTAACGAGGGGTGACAGGGAGGTTGGCACTGTTGGATATAACGGGTATTTAAAATTTACGTTTTTTGGTGTTGAGTATTTATCACATAGAGTTTGCTGGTTTCTTCATTACGGGTATTGGCCCAACAAGACTGACCACATAAACCACGACCGACAAGATAACAGGATCTTAAATCTACGCGATGTTGACTCAAAGGAGAACAACAAAAACCAATCACTTAGGCATAGCAACAAGTTAGGCGTCACTGGGGTTTATTGGTGCAAAACAAGGTGTAAGTTTAGATCTCAAATACGGGTAGACGGCAAGAAAGTAAATCTAGGGTCGTTCGATAACCTTTTTGATGCTGCATGCTGCCAATTTAAGGCTAGGTTAGATCATGGTTATCACAGGAATCATGGTGGATCGGTATGAGGTCTTTAATGAAAAGGCTTGACCAAATAGAGCCTAGAATACAGTCGCAAGTAGGTGCATTAGACAAAACTGTTTACGGGATAGTTAATAAGGTTGACAAGATTGACGGTGAGTTAGTTCCTCGCTTCATAAGAAGGTGGAAAGGAACCATAGGAAATATGGAACTAACCGATGAAGATCCAACCATATGGCTAATTGAAAAGCTAGAACCTCTAATACTTGTTCATAAAAAAAACAAAGGCGCGTGGGGTGGCAGAGCTGGCACTAAATCAATTATGGCTATGGATGCCATGATTGGCGAGGTAAACTCTAGCGGGGTTGGCGTCTTTTGCCTGCGAGAGCGCATGAAGTCAATATCGCAATCAATATATAAAGGTATTAATGGAAGAGTTAAAGCGTTAAACCTTGCAGGGTTTAACCCAGTCGAGTCTAAGTGGAAGATAGACCATAGAAATGGCGGGATAATATCATTCGGCGGCTTGATGAATGTTGAGGATATGAAGTCACTATTTAATTACAAGTATTTCTTACTGGAAGAGGCAGCAAAGACAAGTCAGCATGCTCTTGATACTCTAGGGCCTACACTCAGGGGTGTTGATGGTGCTGAGCAGTGGATGATCTGGAATCCATTATCAAGTAACGACCCTATGAGCTTAGAGTTTATAGTTCCATATCAAGAGCATTACGACCGGCAAGGGTATTACGAAGATGATCACCATTTAATCATAAAGGTTGGTTATGAGGATAACCCATTTTTTGAGCACGACTCATCTTTGGTTGAGGAGTTCGAGAAAGATACGGCAAAGGTTAAGGATGGGAGAATGAGTAAGTCTAGATATAATCATATATGGCTAGGGCATTTTAATGACGACATTGAAAACTCAATAATAGTTGCCGACTGGTTTGACGCTTGCGTAGATGCTCACATAAAACTAGGTTTCCAACCTAAAGGAGCCGTAGTAGTCGGGCACGACCCTGCTGACGTTGGCGGAGACAAGAAAGGCTACATGGAAAGGCACGGCGTGGTGTTCATCAAGGCTGACGAGATAGACTCGATTAACGCAAATGACGGGTTTGACATAGCGTGTAGATATGCAAAAGAATCTAACGCTGATTCATTTGGATGGGATTGTGATGGCATGGGCGCACTACTAAGAAATCAAGCGGAGGCTAACTTTAAAGGCACTAGGATGCACACATTCATGTATAAAGGCAGTGAGGGCGTGCATTTACCGGAAGCTATATTTGACGCGTCAGAAAACTACAACATGAAAGGGCAAAAGAAAAACAAAGACGTATTTAAAAACAAAAAAGCGCAAAACATAGTCTCATTTGCCGAGCGGTGCAGAAGAACATGGGAAGCTGTCACCTTGGGCGTATACCACGACCCTGACACGTTGATAAGCTTTGCTAGTTACAACGAAGAAACAAAAGAGGGCATAAGCAAGCAGACAATGAGCAAGCTAAGATCTGAGTGCTGCAGAATGCCTTTTAAACCAGGGGACACAATATCATTTTACTCAAAAGAAGATATGAGAAAGGGGATATTGCAGCCAGATGGTAGTAAGTCAAAAATACCATCTCCTAACCTATTTGATGCTGCCGTGTTGTCATTTGATAATGCTGGTATAATAGTCAAAAGCAATAATGAGCCTATCGATATTCCTAACGAGGTCAACTACTGGTAGAAACTATGAAAGAGAATAATAACGAGCAGAAGATTGGCCATATCCTAAGTGATTACACTAAGGCGTGGGAGTCTCAAGAAGACCAAAGAGAGGCCGCTGTTGAAGATATGCGGTTTAAAACTGTTGCCGGTTCAATGTGGGAAGACTCGATAGGTAGACAATTTGCTAATCGACCACGCTTTGAGATGGATAAGATTAGCCGAGAGATTAACCGCATTATGGGAGAGTACCGCGCTAATCGTATCAGCGTAGACTTTAGGCCTGATGGTGGAGACTCTAATGATGATGTTGCTGAGATACTTGATGGTATGTATCGCAATGATGAGCGCAAGACTAATGGCCAAGAGGCTTACGATACTGCCTTTGGTGAAGCGTTAGATGGCGGCATGGGTTGCTGGAGGCTTAAAGCAAAGTATGAGGATGAGGGCGACCCAGAGAACGACAATCAAGTAATTGCTATAGAGCCAATACTATCAGCTGTATCAATGATTATATGGGATCCTGATGCTGTACTTTATGACAAGTCAGACGCTCGTAAGTGTTGGCTGCTTCATGAGTACACACCAGATGCATTTAAAGAGAAATGGCCTGATGCTGAATTAAATGGCTTCCCAGGCGCACCGATTGATAACTACTCAGCTAGATTTAATTGGTTTAGGAAAGATGTAACTTACGTTGCCGAGTACTTCGAGAAGGTTAAAGAGACAAGAACGATCTTAACTTACGTTGACCCGACTACAGGCGATAGAGTTCAGTATGATAAAGAGTCAGTTAAAGAAGTCATTGATGAGATGATTGAACTAGGCTTTGAGCAGGTATCATCTAGAAAGGTTGTTAAGGATAGAGTTAATAAATATTTGGTGACGGGTAACGAAATACTGGAAGGGCCAACCCGCGTTGTTGGTAGTGAAATACCAGTAGTCCCAGTTTACGCTTACAGAAAGTACATCGATGGTAAAGAGTTTTATCATGGTGAAGTTAGGAAGATGAAAGACCGCCAGCGCTTGCTTAATATGCAGGTTTCAACACTTGCAGAGATTAGCGCGACCAACCCGAAAGAGAAGTTAATAGTACATCCTGACGCGGTACAGCGCCACATGAGTTCATGGGCTAGGTCTAATATCGATAACAAGCCATTCTTAATGCTTGACAGTGCCAACGATAAGAACGGAAACCCTATAAGCCCGATACTTGGTAAGACTACACCGCCAATGGTTCCGCAAACTACTGACGCGCTATTAGGGTTTATAACTGCAGACATGCAGCAAGAGTTGCCAATAAGCGATCCAAATGTATCTAGTAACGTATCAGGTGTTGCAGTACAAAAGGCTCAGCAAAGAACGGATATGAGTAACTTTATTCTGTTTGATAACATGGCTAAGTCAATGCGCCGTTGCGGGCAAATATGGATGGGTATGGCTAAAGAGCTGTATTCAATGCCTCGCACTGCAAGAATGGTCAACCCTGATGGCTCATCAAATAATGCAACGCTAATGGAAATTGTTATTGATGAAGAGAGCGGCATGCCAGTTTATCTTAATGACATTTCAAAAGGTTCTTATGAGGTCGTAACAGATGTAGGCCCGTCATTCTCAACTAGACGCGATGCAATGCTAGACACGTTAACAGAGATGATCCAGTTTACCCCTGCTGACAATCCAATCTATCCATTCATAATGTCCGGCATAGTTGAGAACATGAGTGGGCCAGGTATGGACGATATCAAGACTATTAACAAGCTTCTTAAACTTCAGCAGATGATGCAGTACGGGATTGCAGACCCTCAAGATGAAGAAGAAGAACAGTATATGCAGATGATCCAGCAGCAACAGCAGCAACAACAGCAGCAACCAGACCCCATGATGGTGGCAGCTCAAGCCGAGATGCAGAAAGCATCGGCAGCTCATCATGATGCACAGGTTAAGGCTGAGAAGAATCAAATCGATATGTACAAAGCACGCACTCAGTTTGTAGTTAACCAAGAGAAGAACAACATCGAAGCTGCTAAGGCTGGCGTTAACATGCAGAATATGCAGGTTGACACGGTAGGTAAGCAGATAGAGAACGCTCAGAAGTTACAGCAAGCATTAAGGCCGCAGATAGCAATGCCTCAGTAATTAATTAGGGCTTGACAGCCCTTTTTAACAGAGTATATTTAGAACAAGTTCAATAAAGGAGTGATTGTGATGAATATATTTAAAGTAAAAAAGATTGTCGGGACTGTGGTGACCGTTGTTATATTTTGGCTATTTATATCGTGCATTATGCTTGCATTTGTCGTGTCTGGAGAACCTGCTGCAATTGGTCATATTTACACGTCTTTAGCGTTGTCTGCGCTAATAATCGTCACAAGCCTTGTTGTTAAGAAGGCTATGGAGTGGGCTGAATTTATATGAAAACGTTTAACTCAAGCGCTCTGAGCCATAACCGGGCGCAAGTAATCGAAGCGGCTAGAGAGGGTGGAGCTGTAATTCAGATGAAAGAGACTAACGGCAAGGTGCGGGAGGAGTTTGTTTTACTGCCTTGCGTAACAACCGAGGCTGACGAATATAAACTTGTACATACTAAAGGTGCTATCTACGGTAATTATGCTGGAGAGGTATTTAAGCCGTTAGACTTCAAAGGAGAAGGTAATGAGCGCTAGAGCCTTAAGGAGTGAATGATGGATTTTATGCAGTTGTGGCTAAAGTTTTGTCTAGAACACTTTAATAGCAAAGGCTGCTTGCTTGGTAGCTATACTCCTGTCAATCCATTTAAATTAAATAAGATAACAAAGCACTTAAGGGTGATTTATGAATAGCAACAAGCATAGTATTAAGTTTGTAGCTTCAAACCTAACTAAAGTTCAATTTAACGGGTTCTGTGAAGGTATGGCGCTTGTTTATACAGATAGAAGCAGCAGGAAAAATGACGATCAGCACGCTATAAGTTCAATGTTGTGGTGGGAGTCTGCCTACGGAAAGTATAATCATTACTGCAAGTATGAAAGCTAACTCATTGCTTACTAATGTTGACCATAACCGCTAACTACTAGCGGTTTTTTATTGACTAAAATCCTCTATTAGCTAATCCACCTAACTGTTGGTATAATTCACAGTAGGAGCGCAGCCTTTACTGCGATTAAATCGTAACACTAGACGAGAGTATAAATTAGTGGAAGCAAATACTACACCTGATTTACAGCAAGATGATGATTCAAAAACTCACACCGAAATTGATAGTACTGTTGGTGCAGGAACTCAAGATGAACAAACGCCAAGTGTTCCAGAGGGTGAGGAGTATGATGAAATTGTTTTAGCTGGTGATGAGCAGGCATCACGGTATACAAAAGAAGAAGTCTTAGTTCATAAACTATCTAAGGTTCGCAAGCAGAAAGCAGCGGTTAAAACTGAAGTATCCCAAAAGGATGCAGAAATCGAAGCCCTGAAGAAGCAAATGCAAGAGTTGCGTAGCGAGTTTGGGTTTGAAGACGAGCCGGCGGCCGTACCTACTCAGCAAGCACAAGCAGCACCGCAAGCCCCACAGATAGATGAAAAGGTATTTAACAATCATTACAACTCAGCGGCTAAGCTAAAAGTCAAAGACTATGAAGAGACTGAAAGGTCATTGCGTAGCTCATTGGGTGACGGTTTAGTCGATAGTATTATTGCTGAATGTGATGCAGGCAAAAGCCCTATGGTTGTTTACCACTTACAAAAGAACAAAGACCGACTCGAAGAATTCACACACGCATTGCAGATTGACCCAACAGGCCGAAAGGCTCAACGCCTATTGTGGGGGTTGAGTGAGAAGCTAAAGGTTAACCAAGTCAAGCGTGATCCTGTTCCAGCTCCAGAATCAGAAGTTCGTGGCGCTGCTAGCGGTTCATCACCAGAGAAGCAACTTGATACGCTTAGAGATAAGTATGTTGCTGAGATTAATTCAGGTGGTGACGGCGCGGTGCTATGGAAGCAGATGAAAGAGCTTAAATCACAAATTAGGAGTCAGTAATGGCTAATGCTTTCAGTAAAGAAGAAGTCGTAGCGTTTGAGAAGCTACTAGAAAAGTTTGATCCGAATAACATTGTAATGCGTCAGGTTGCTACACGTAACCCAGATATGGTTGGCCAAGAGCGTGGTGGTTATACAGAATGGCGCCCTAAGCCATACATCTCGCGCACTAAGTCCGGCCTATCATTAGTTGATGCTGACTTTGTTGATATGACGCAGATGTCAGTGCCGGTTGCTATTGACCAAATCGAAAACGTACCTTGGAATCTAACAGCTCAAGACCTTAACGATCCTCAGCAGTTAGAGCGCAAGACTCAATCAGCAGCTCAAGCGTTGAACGCGGTTATCGATACGTTCGTTGCTAACCTAGTTGGTAAGCAAGGCACTATCGTTACTACATCCTCTACAGCTCTAACAGGTTACGATAACCTAGCAGACGCTGAAGCATCAATGACTGAAATTGATGTGCCGATTAACATGGATCGAACCATGATCCTAAACCCACGCGATTACAATCGCGTTGCGGGTAACTTGGCAGAGCGTCAGACATTCACATCCAAGACTCAAGGCGCTTATGAGCGTTCTTATGTTGGTATGAACGCGGGCTTTGATACATTTAAAGCTTCGTTCCAGCCGCGACTAGGCGCTTACGCTGGCGGCTCGTTAACAGTTACAGGCGCTCAGTCTTATATCCCAGCCGCTCAAGACGGTAACAAGAAGAACGTCGATAACCGTTACATGACGCTAACAGTTGGCGCTAGCACTGCAAACGTAAAAGAAGGCGATGCATTTACTATTGCCGGCGTTAACTCTGTAGGCCTAATCAAGAAAGAAGACAGCGGTCAGGCTAAAACCTTCCGTGTAATCTCTGTTGATTCAGGTACTACATTGACTATCTCGCCTGCAATCATCCCAGCTGATGGCGCGGCTCAGTCTCAGAAAGATTACGCTAACGTAACTACTGAAGCTGGAGCGGGTGCGGCGCTTACGTTCCTTAACACTACTGATGCACAAGTTAACTCTTTCTGGGTTAATGACGCGATTGAAATCACTGGTGGTAAATTGGCTCGACCACAAGGCGGTGTTGATACGCTAACAATGGAATCAGACTCTGGCATCCAGTTTATGTTTGCTCGTCAAGGTGCAATTAATGACCTTTCAACCAAGTATCGTATTACGGTATTCTTTGGTGCAACTATTCTCTGTGAAGAGATGTGTGGCATCATGTTAGGTGGTCAATCGTAGCAACTATAGGGGCTTCGGCCCCTTTATTTTAAGGAATCAAAATGTCTTACTTACTTTACCGAAATGGAAGCACCCACAAAATCTGGGGCAAAGAGTGCGAGTACAAACAGTTTATGGATGAAGACGTTGAGCAAGCGTTAGATGATGGCTGGGTGCTTCACCCTAAAGACCTTGTTGATGAAAAGTGTGTTGACGTTATTGATGCAGAGTTTGAAGCTATCGATACCAATGACAGCGGAAAGCTATCCAATGATGAAGTAAGGGCTGCAGCTGAAAAGGCCGGCATTGAAGGGTTCGAAACTAAACGAATTACCACCCTTAAAGGTGAGCTAGGGGTTTAACATGCTTAAAGGTGAATACGTATCAGGCGCTTATGAACAACTTGCAATCTGGGGGATAACAGCAGATCCAGAGCCGCAAGAGATTGTTAAGGCGCTTGTTAGGCTTAATGGTTTAATGCTTCAGTGGGAGAATAGAAATATATTCCTCGGCTGGAATGTTGGAGCTGAAGACCCAAACGACGAAAGCGGGCTGCCTGACTGGGCGCAAGAGGCTGTATTCACCAATCTAGCGCTAAAGATTGCACCTCTATATGGTCGAATGGCAACTACTGATCAGAAACAAGAGGCCGCTAACGCATACGAAGCAATCACGCTAAACAACCTTTGCAACATGGAATATCCAGACACTATGCCAGTGGGCGCAGGTAATCAGCGTTATGGCTATAGCTCTCGGAGATTCTTTGTTGAAACAGACCCAGAAACAGGCGATCAATGTAACACGGGGATTAACTTATGAGTTACGGATGTAATGCAAATTACTCTGTAGAGGTAACTTGGGAAGGTGGAGACACCTTCGTCAAGCAATCTGCAAATGCAGCGGGTAGAACTCGCCTAGGCACTACTGAGAGCTTTATTGATTATCTGAATAGCAACAATGTAGTTGTTAAAGATATCGCAGCAGGCGCCTTAACAGGTCAGCTAACTATCACATATACAGACGGGAGCCAGAAAACTGTAACCGTACCAGCTTAACCATGACTAATAAAAGGATTTTACTATGTCTAGTTACACACTTGCCCCTATTGACGGTGCACAAGAGTTTTTATCACATCAAAAAGGCGAGCTATATCACGATGTAGCAATACGCGCCACAGGTTCCAGTCCAGCGGGAACAATCGTACTAACAGCAAAGAAGCCTGGATCATCAGTATTTGAAACCATCCCAGACGGCACATTTGATTTAGCCGCACCTCTAACAGTTCAGTTCACCGGCGCAGTAAAAGAATTCCAAGCTACCATCACCGGTATTTCTGGAGTGACCACGCTTAACCTAACCGACACTAACCAGAGGGCTTAATTATGACTAAGGGATATACCACTAGCGGAGAACCTGCCCCCGCTGGGGTTTATGAAGGATCTAGAGCCTTGACGGTTCAATCATACGTTGAGGCAAACTCTAAGAATGGAGTTCAGCACGAAGGCTCTGTTTTACTTACTGCAGTTCCTGCGCTTGGAATCAATGACACAATCTTTCTTACTGGCTCAAAGCCTGTAGCGCTTAAGGGTCGTGTTGTTAGCTACTCTGGGGAAGGTGTTGTTGCAGAAATATACAGCGGCGCTACTTACACAGGCGGGACTGAGGCGGATTACCAAAACGCATCAGACATAAACCCAGTGGCAGGAGAGTCTAAGATCATAGTTGGTGCAACCATAGTTACTGACGGTTCGCTTAACTTTGCTCCGATATACGCGCTTGGAAATAAATCAAGACAAGGGCAAGGAAGCACTCTTTCGGTTCTTGGTTCTGAGCGGCTGCTTAAACCTAACACAGCTTATTTGCTTAGACTTGCGTCGCTAGACTCTGCGGCTCAGGACATATCGAGCTTCTTAACGTGGTACGAGGGGGGTTTAGATTTACCTCAGTCATAAGTAAAAAGGCCTCTTAATTGAGGCCTTTTTTGTTTACAGTCTAAACTTTTCAATTGTTTTATTGTCACAATTATTTACAAGGTTTTGCAGTTCAGGATGTGAAGCAACAAAGCTCAACACTTTAAGGTAAGTTTTCTTGTTTACCCTTCCAGAGTGAGAGTAGGCGTCATTTATAAACATCATCAATAACTCTTGGGCTTTATCATCCATACCTAACACCCCATAAACACTGGCAAGCTTGCCACTTTTTTAACGTTAACCACTCTATCTTTCTTGTTGTTATCAGCAGCGATAACCCACATAGAGCGATGACCTTGTTTACTTCTGCACTTTGCCAAGTCTGCGTTAACGCTATCTGTACCTGTGTATGATTCCATTTTTATTTTGCCTCGCTATCAATATTATTTAAAGTACTGTACGCATACTGAATTGCATCTGATTCGCTAAGGTCGCAATCAAATATACAGCCAACAACCTCCTCGACTAGCTCAACCGAAACGCCACCGACCACGGCATCGCCGCCAATCCAGTTTTCTAGATCGAAAACGCAACGCTTAAACTCGTCAATAGTGCAAATAAATGTAACAGTATTGTGGCTTTTTGGGTTTACAGTTGTTGTACCAACAAACCCGCCAAGTTTTGGCATGTATATAATTGAGTTGTGAAGACTGTTATAACCTATTCGCAGGTTATTCAAATCACCTTTCAGCTCATTAACCGCATCCATAATTGTTTTCATCGCAATCACTCCTTATTAATTTACACACACTATAACGCCAAACTTTCGTTTCACTGCTCCGACCAGTACAATATGGTATACTGAACAAAACTTAAACGGGGTTAATCAGTGCCAGCATTTCAGATACCACTAATCAAAGGTGATTCAGTTGACGACAACACTGAATACAGAGACTCGTTACCGGTTAACATGTTTGTTATACCTCGAGACGTTCTTGATACTAACGGTTATTTAATTAACTGGTATGGTCTTGCTAACTTCTCTACTGGTGAAGGTATTGATCGCGGTTGCATTTGGGTTAGCGCTGCGGGGTTAGAAGGTCACTATCGAGTAAGCGGCAAAAGTTTGATATCTGTTAACGCAGACGGAACAACTAAAGTAATTGGTGACGTGGGCGGTTTTGGTCAAGTCTCAATGGCATATTCTTTCAATAACCTTGCGATAGTATCAGGCGGAAAGCTTTTCTATTACAACGCTGCTGACGGCCTTAGAGAGATAACAGACCCAGACGCAGGGCGTCCGATAGATGTTGTTTGGGTTGACGGTTATTTCTTCTTTACTGATGGTAAGGACATTTACCACTCAGACATTACCGACGAAGAATCATTTTTACCTCTAGACTTTGGTAACGCTCAGTTTCTACCAGACCCATCAAGAGGTCTAGGCAAGAACGAGGACAACGAGATATTGGTATTTGGCGCGTTCTCTATCGAATACTTCATTAACGTTGGTACTGAAAACTTTGCATTCCAAAGGCTAAACCAGAAAGCGCAGAAGATAGGTGTTCTTGGTACTCACTGCAAGAAAGAGATGAGCGGTAAATGGTACACGTTAAGCCGAAGAAAAGAGTCAGCGCCTAGCTTTCATATTGTTTCATTAGGTAACGAGCAAACAATCTCAACGAGAGAAACAGATCAAGTTTTATCTGGGTACACTCACGATCAACTTTCAGCCGTAACTGTTGACACAATGATTAGAGATAACGTTAAGCTTGCTGTATTTCACCTGCCTAACCACACGTTTTTATTCAATGAATCCATAGCTGAAAAGATGGGTATAGATAACGCATGGACGATATTAAAATCTGACGTGCTTGGTGATAATACTTATAGAGCTAAAAACATACTTTTAGATCCTCGCAATGGCAAATGGCTTACAGGTGACAAGCTAGACTCTCACATAGGTAGCATGGATAAATCTATATGCACTCACTATGGAGATATAGCAGAGTGGATTATTGATACCCCATTCCTAAACCTTGGCGGGCAGATAGTTCACCAGTTAACGCTTGAGACAATACCAGGTATATCACCAGATGAAGATGCAACCGTTGAGTTATCGGTGACGATGCAGGGCAGGACTCACGGTCAAGGTCGATGGGTTAAGATGGGGTCTAACTACGATTACAGCCAAAGGTTTATTATTAGGCAACCGTTCGGGTTTATACGGCATTACATAAGTATTAGGCTTAGAGGCGCGTCACGATCAAGAATGTCTCTAGCAGCATTTACGGCGGTCACTTCATAATGGCAAATGAGATACGCACAGGCGTAAGAACTTTAAACCTATCAGCTAGCCAGCTAAAGAAGATAACCAGCAGGCAAGGCGCTGAGTGGTCTAACGAGTTAATTAACGATTACCTAACTATTCTTGAAAACTTTATAAGAATAGCTAACGCTACAGACGATATTATAGAGCAGGTTGACGATAACACTGCGGCGATCATAGTTAACGCTGAGGCAATACAGGTAAACGTTGACAACATTTTAATAAACAAAGGCGCAATAGCTTTAGTTGCTCAAAACCTAGAAGACCACGAAAATGACAATGTGGTTCACGGTGTTGCAGGTGTCGTGGTTGGTACTGAAGACTACCCATCGGAGGTGGTTGGCGGAGCAGTAAAGAGATCAGAACTTGTTAATGACGTAAGCTTGTCAACATCTCCTATTGTCACCGCAGACCTAACTACAGCGCCAGCAGACTACACGCAGACTTATACGCAATTACAGACTGGGTTGATCAATGAAGAAAAGGGCAAGATTAATAGCTTGCTGGTTGACCTAACAGCAGTAAAGGACGCTTTTAACGACCTACTAGCAAAGGCTAAGGCAGCGGAGCAAATGACATCATGAATGCATTAATGCCTACATACACAATAGACAAAGTTAAACCTTCTAGGGTTAATATGGCCGCGCTAGCAGATACGCTTAAGGATGCTAATAACATTGAAGGCCTGGATCCTATTAATGTTAAAGCAGAATCCCACCTAAAGCATTACTTTGCAAACGGTTCATATGTTAGAGAAATGTCACTACCTGCTAACACAGCAGTGGTCGGGCGTATTCACAAGCATGAAACGATCAACATATTGCTGGAGGGTGAGATAATTGTTGTTGATGAGTCAGGAAATAAGAAACATCTAAAAGCGCCTCATGTGTTTATAGCGCCAGCAGGAAACCAGAAAGCAGCTTACACAGTTACGCCGGTTAGATGGTTAAACTCTGTGGCGTGTGAAACAACAGATCCAGATGAGGCGGAAGCGTTATTAACTTGTGAAACTATCGAGGAGTACGGGCTATTCCTTACAGAGCAAAATAAACAAATTGAAGACAAGAGGGTTACATTATGGGCTTTGCAATAACAGCGGCGGTAGTAGGTGTTGCGGGGGCTGCAGCGGTAGCCAACCAACAAGAGATTAAAGGTAGAGAGGCACAAAAGAAGCAGCAAGAAGCAATGGAAGAGGGGATGACTGCAGAGCGGCAGATGTTCGAGAAGTCATTAGAGTTACAAGCTCCTTATCGTGAGGCTGGTTACGGTGCGCTTTCAGACTTGCAAGGGTTAGTTAGTGATCCTAGTGCGGCATTGAATGACTTCTATGGAAGCGATCAGTATTCAGCGCTAGCAAATCAAGCAAGCGCTAACGCCATGAGAGGTGCAAGCGCCCAAGGTGGTTTAAGGGGTGGGTCAACATATTCAGCACTAGAAAATGTTGCGCCACAACTCGGACAGAACTACCTAGCCAATCAGTACCAGCAACTAACCGGTCTGGCTAACATGGGAATGGGTGCGGCATCACAAGGCGCGTCAGGCTACAACCAGCTAGGAATGAACCAATCAAATATGTACAACCAGATTGGCGCCAACCAAGCTAACCAAATGATCGCCGCATCAAACAACCAAGCGAACATGATTAACTCAGGAATTGGAATGCTAGGCAATGCAGGAATGGCTTACTTTGGCGGGGGATCAGTATAATGGCTTTAAATTTAGCAAGACCTGTTGACTACAGGCAGCAATCAGTTGATTTCTCTCCACTGGCTAATATTGGGCTAGCTTACGCTGGGCAGCAGCAGAGACAGCAGCAACAAGAACAGCAACAACAGCTAGTAGCTCAAGCTCAAGAGATCGCAGGTGTAGGTGATGTTAACGCTATGCGTGACTTCGCCATTGCAAATCCAGAATTAGGTAAAACTATGTTTGAATTTGGTGGTATCGCTGACGAGCAGGCGCAAAATAGAATGAGTTCGTTAACTAAGTCGCTTGTGTCGTCGGCTACCCCAGTGCAAGACTTGAAAGCATATATCGAGCAAGGTCGCCAAGCTGGCAGAGATATGACTCACAGCGAAAAGCTATTACAGCAATCTGGCGGAGACCCTGAAAAGTTAAAGCAAATGACTGAAATGTCTTTAGCTGTTCAAGACCCTAAAGCATCTAAAGAGCTGCAAAGCTTAAAGCCTAAAGCGCCTGAAGCTATGACGGCATATCAAGCTGAAATGGTCGCATCTAAAAAAATAGATCAAGACTTACGCAGAGAAGAAGCAACCCTAAAGCGTGAAGAAAATAAACTTAAGCGTGAAACTGACGAGCTAAAGCGTGATGAAATAAAGCTTAAAATAAAAGAGTCAAAAAACAAGATTAACCAATCCAGCACTGCAAAGATTCAGGAGTCAGAGGACGCCATACTAAAGCTTGATGACACAACTAATACCATTGACAGACTGCTAGAGGGTGACGCATTGGAGAGCGCGGCAGGATGGCAAGCTAACTTCCCTACAATTTCAGGCTCTAAAGCTTCAGACTTTGAGGCTATGCTTGACACTTTGCAGAGTCAGGCGTTTTTATCTCAAGTTTCTCAAATGAAAGGGATGGGCGCGCTTTCAGAAAATGAAGGTAAAAAACTAGGGCAGGCAGTCGGCTCGCTTAGTATTGATATGAGTGACGAGAAGCTGAGGAGTGAACTTTTAAGAATCAAAGAAACTCTAGAGATTGCCAAGATTAAAGCAAAAAACAGAATGCCAAAAGCTCAACCTCAACCTGAAAGCCAATCTGGTTCGCTGTCTGATGAAGACTTACTTAAAAAGTACGGTGGTTAACAATGGCTGATTTAATGACAGCTTTACGAAACGCTGACGCTGCCGGTGATACTGAGGCGGCGACCAGAATAGCGGCCATGATAAAAAATCAATCACAGCCACAAACGCAACCGCAGCCAACTCTAGCGTCTGAAGCTGACCAGATGGCAGCCGAGATACCTGGAGAGGTTCCAATAAGCCAAGAAGAGAAAGCGGCGCTGTTCCCAAGATTCAGCGCTAGCGAACAAGTTAGCGCGCTACCTGAGACTGCAGCATCATTAATTACTGGCGCTACAACTGGAGCTGCTGGCTATGGTGCAGGCTCAGCTGTAGGTGCGATCGGTGATTTAGCAGGAATATTAACCCCAGAGGAGGCGCAAGGCTTGGCTAATCGATGGGCGTCAAACCTTACCTATGAACCAGACTCGCAAGCATCACAGCAGCAACTTGAAGCAATAGGTGAAACTCTAGGGGTATTACCTGCTGTTATGGGTTCCGCTCCAATGGCTGGCGGAATCGGTAGAAGGGCTGGTAGGTCGCCATCACTAAAGCAGACCCCAGTAGAAGAGATAGCTAGAGCAAAGAGCTTTAAAAATCAGGGATTTGATTCTCCACTATATGCTGGACTACCTAAAGCTGAAAAAATGAATCAATTAACCTCGGCAATTACTTCCGGTGACAAAACTAAGATTGCAGCGATGATTGACGCAGATCCAGAAATAAAAGCAGCAATGCAGGATTTAGGATTAAAAGAGCCAGGCTTACCATCTGCTCAATCTAAAAGTGTGCAATTCAGAGAAACAGAGCAAGCACTTAAGAAGATGCCAGGTTCAGCACTAAGTAAGATTGAGTCTGATGCAATAATGGAAGTACAGCAAAAGGCTGACAACTTAATCACAGAGTATGGAGGGCGTTCAGATAAATCAGCATTATCGCTAGACCTTGCTGAGCGTTCTGCCAAGTCAATTGACGATCTAGGTGATTTAGCAAAAACAGCTTATGACGATATAGGCGCGTCAATACCAAGAGCGACAAAGTCCAATCTAAAATCAACCGGCAATATGATCAAGCAAGAGCTGGCAGATTTAGGTGGAGACGTCGAACAATTGAGTCCACTTGAAAAGCGCTTACTTAATATGGCCGATAGCGATAACGTGACGTATGCAGCAATAGATAAGATACGAAAAGAAGTTGGTGAAACTATTGGTAAGCAAAGCGATAAGTTTAAATCTGAAAGCTCTGGAGCATTAAAGAGAATGTATCGCAGTCTTACCGATGATCAAGAAGTTACCGCTAATGAGCTAGGCATGGGAGAGCAATGGAAAGCAGCTAAGCAACTTGTATCAGATAGAAAGGCTCTAGAGGATAACGCTGTTCAAATGTTTGGTAAAAACTTATCAGATTCATTTATGCCAAAAGTTGGTCAAGGCGTTAAAAACCTAACTAAAGGCGATTACAAGAAATTTTCAGACTTGATGAAGTCTGTACCTAAATCAATGCGTGAGGAGGTGGCAGTATCTGCGCTAAATGACGCTTTTACCACTGGCAGCAGAAAAGAGAAACAGTTATCTATTGCTGGATTCTCTGACTGGCATAATGGGCTAGAGCAAAACAAAGCAGCAAAAAACATACTGTATAGAGAGCTGCCTGATGGTCTAGGCGCTAAAATAGATTCGCTAGCTAAGGTTGCTAACGGAATTCGTGACGCTCAAGCAGCCGCGCCTGTAGGCGGCCAGATAATGGCCGCGCAAGGTGTGTTTGATAAAGTTGCTAATGGTTTTGCTAATAGGATCTTAACTAAGCTACCAGGCTTCATAGGTGACTTGGCATCGGTAGGTTTAGACAAATCAAAATCTAAAGGTATAGATTCAGCTACCGCACTATTCAGCGATCCTGATTTCGTTAACAGCATAAAGGCGATAGCAAAAGGGCAAGAGAAAAAGGCTAATGCATTGGAGAGAAAGTTAATGAGAACTAACAAAGCTAAGCAGTTTGTATCCTCACTAACACCTTCAGACGCAGAAAGCTTAGCAGGGTTGGGTTTGATGGGTTGGTTATCACAATCTGCAGATAACGCCGAAGACGTTGCGCAATAGCGCCTTGGTCTTTATGTAAATAACAACAGGAATAGCGTATGCATAAACGAACGCCCAGAATGTAAAACGTATAATAGGCTTTATTAGTATTAAAACTAGTAAGGCCGTTATTGCAATCATTAAAATACTCATAAGTTAACCCTGTTATAATTGTTAATTCAAGTATAGCAAACCGAAACCAAAAACAAAAAGGTGATTAAAATGTCAGAAAATATAGTCGCGTTGCCTCTCTACTATTACGGTGCGCCAAACAAGAAAGGCCCACTGTTTAACGCTAAGATTTACGTCGGCATCCCTGATTTAGATCCGCACATTCTAGCAAACCGATACGATATAATTTTCAGGAATGAAGATGGTACAGACGTTCCTATCTCTCCTGCACAGCAGCCAGTAAGAACAAGTTCAGGCGGTTACGCTACATACAACGGCCAGGTAGGGCAGATATTAGTAGATGGCAATTACTCGATAGCAGTTGATAGCGCGCAAGACGCTCAGCAATATTATTGGCCTAACTACTTTAGCGGGCAGCCACTAGTTGACGGAAGCGACCACAACCTACTAGGCGGAAGGTCTGCCATTGCTGCTCACGATCAAATATACCGAAGAGAGACAACTGTTGCGGAGATTGAAAGCGGAGTTTTTGTTCCAGTGGGATCTGAAGTTATTTATCTTAGCCTTACGGATAGAGATGGCGCAATGTTTGACCTGTCCGTAGGAGGGGTTCCTGACGGGTTAAAATCTATCGACGCAGGAGGAGGGAATACCGCTGTATATTCTGGCCCAAGTGAGGTAAACGTGCAGCATGTGGGAGCGGATTTAACTGGATCTACAGATGCAGGGCCGGCAATTGTCGCTGCACTATCAATATCTGGTTATGCTTATTTAACAGATGGGGTTTTAGATGTAAGTACCAACGTTATTCTTGAGGATAATCAAACGCTAACCAGGCGGGGAGACGCTATAATCAACCTATCTGCAATTATAGGCCCTGGGCTTCACACAAAATCAGGTGGATATATAGCCCCATCTGCAACAAGTGTATATTATAAAGACGAGCCACACGTTTCAGCTGGGTGGTCAAGGCAGAAAATAACATCTAATGCTGGTATTGGATCAACTTCGCTAGCTCTGGATGATATATCTGATTTAAATGTTGGCGATTATGTATCAATAACAAACGGTTATTGTGACATGTGGAGAGTACTAGAGACTTCTGGTGAAGAGTTTCAGAAGGTTATAAGTCCAGATGTTGACTTATGGAAGAACTCAATACATCAAATTAAAAGTAAGGGCGGTAGTATAATAACCCTAAATGAAGCGCTTGGGTTTGACTGCCCGGTCATACCAAAAACTTACGGGTTCTTTCCAGATGAAAATGATCTTTCAGGATATGCTGGATTTAATTACCCAACAGTAGAAAAGCTTGTCGGTGCTGTAGGTGTAGAAATATCAAACCTTAAGATAATAAATAACACCGCTAGAAGCATTATTGGTTACGCTTGCATTGACACTACAATTAGTGGTTGTGATATCACTCACGAGTCAAACGTAAATAAGCCGATTGAGCTTTACACCTCTGTTGACGCAAAAATATCAAACAATAGAGTTAGAGCGCTAGGGTTTAGTTACAGCATAAGAAGAAGCTCAAAGGGGTGTATTATGAATAATAATACATCTGAATACGGAGGTAACGGTGACGGGCCTGCTCTATTTTGGGAAAGGGCTTATTCTTGTCAGTCTCAAGGGTTTACATGCTCAACATACGGAGGACCGCACTCATCGACTAAGATCGGGTTCTACATGAACACATGTCACAGTAATGTTGTATCAGGAGTTAACGCAACCGGATTCGGAAGAGCTGTGCATATAGGGTTTGGAGGTGAAGGATGCGTAGCTAGTGACGTTACAGGCTTTGGTTGTGACGTTGCATTTGGCGCTTTTGCTGCTAGGGATTTTGTCTGTAGCTCTGGATCGGTAGACGGCTCGTTAACGGCTAGTGGAAACCCATTTGCTGACTCGGTAATAACGGCTTCATCGTGCTATAACGGATCATTCTCTGATATAACGCAGTCTCCACTTGCAGATACTGCCGTTTACTCTGGTAGGGTTCACATATCACAGTCAATAGGGTTGACATTTGACAATGTGAAAGCGCCTAACGCATGGTTTCACGCATCCACTGAGGATGATTTGACATCACTAGTCGGGATACCTAGAGCCACAACTAACGGTTGTGAATTCCACTCATTTGATATAGCCTCGCCTAATTTCGATCAAGCCTACACTAGGCCTGCAATACTCAACAAGACAAAGCTTAACAATGAATCCCAGATAACTAAGACGCATTACACAGAGTTTAATGATTGCAATCTACTGGAATCACTTGTACTTGTATCCGCGCCATTTACCAAACTTAGGAGAACGAAGATATCAAGCGCCGCGTCTGGTGTTAATTTTGGAAGCTCAGCTTCTGATACTGGCAGGTTCAGATCTAGCATGATTGATCTTGGGGATTGCCAAATTGATGCCCCTAACAATTTTAACTACTATGAAAACCCGCAGGGTGCTATAACTGGCGGAAGCCTTCCAACATATACTTTGGGCGGTGGGGAAATATCATTGCTTGATCAATACCCGCTAACTAGAGTATACAAAAACCCAGGGCAAGCAGGAACTGTTTCCGGATGGCTTATTGTAAGTGAATCCCCGTCTTATACTTAACTGAAAGGGCTTTATAAAATGAAAGAATCAGTTGAAATATATAATCTAGTATCCAGACTTTCGTCTTGGCCTACAGATAGCAAATCATTAATAGTAATCGACGCACCCGCGGGTTGCAAATGGTCAGAAACTGAAGAGGGTGTAGTGCTTTTGTTAGACGGTCAGGAGGATTTAGCAGTAACGAAAAAGGATTGGCAGCGGTGCGTATCAATGAAGATCATGTCAAACCAAAGAAGATCTGCAAACCCAGACAGGGATAACATATAACGTTAGGATGAGGAAATATTTCCGATCGCAATGAAACAATAAGCCCCTATAAACGGGGCTTATTTTCGCTCCCACTCATATCTAAATGGAATTCATCATTTAGGCCCTAGCATCTTTGTTTTACTCTGACTTGATCGAGTCGTACCAAACCAATATTGCATGCTTCCTCCCCACTCTTTAATCACGACACCAAGAACCATAAACAAAACGTCCCTAGACCCTTCTGGCGGCTCAGAATAAAATAACAAGTAAATGATACCAACGATAACTAAAGACAGTGTGCAGCTTAATACAGCTGGCATGTAGCTATCTTTATGTTCGCTTCTAGCGTTGGCTTTATCTGCTAGCTCTGCTTGGGTGACTTTGAATGCAATATCTTCTAGCTTCGATTTATGGTTAAGCTCAATCTCTCGCAGTTTAATTGCAGCATTTGGATCTGCTTTAATCGCAGCGCTAATAGTATCAGGATCATTTTCAACGCCAAACACTGAAGCTATAATACTTCCAATCCCAGCACCAAGAGGCCCACCAACAACACCACCAAGCAGAGGAGCGGCACTAGCAACTGTTTTACCTAAGTCTGACCATTCCATTATTTATATTCTCCAGTTTTCATTTGCTCGGCCAACTCCAAAGCGCGATCGCCTACTTGCCTAGCCCATTTACTATCTAGCATTTCATCAGCAGCTCTATTAAAGTAACCACCATCGATTGCGGCTATCATCTTTTTGAACTTAAGCAGACCGTTAATACCAAGGTTAAACGCCATGTTAACCAATACATCTGCCCGGGCTTTATCTAGCTCATTAAAGAATAATATTTTTTCTGGCAATACCGACATTAAAAACAGCACATCATTCTCCAGCATTAAATCAGCTTCAGCTTGAGTTACCCCTCTATCATCTAAGTTGCGGCCATAACCAATTGTTGTGCGGTTGGCGGTGCACTTGTAAGCCTTAAGCCTTAACCCTTCATGGCGCTTAAGCTGCTCTTGCAATTTACTCATCTCAACTCCTCAAATTTGTTAGG